TCAGTTCCGCCGCGCGCGTCCGCACCGACGCCGCTGCATCGGCGTCGAAGCGCCCGGGCAGCTTGTTGTCGAGCGGATGATCACTCGGCGCGTAGCGGATCGCGGCGCGCTGCTTCAGCACTTCATCGGTGATCAGCGCCTCTTCACCTGTGGTTGCGCCCGGCACGGTCGAAGCTGCCGCGCCACGGCGGAACTGGGTCGGTGCCTGCTGATTACCGGAGAGCCCTGCAGTGATGGCAGCAGCGCGCACCGCGTCGACACTCTCCGGTGTCAGCGGACCCGGATGTGTCTTCAGATAATCGCCATAGAGCATCGTGTCGGTCGTGCCGTCCGGTTTCACATACCGAACCGGCGTGTTCATCTGCCGGTCGTTCTCCGCGCTGTAGCCTGGCTGACCGGGGGCCTGGCCCTTGGTCGAAACCTGCGGTCCTGTGCCGAACCTGCCGCCGCCGCCGGCCGTGAACGGCTCGCGACGCTGTTCCTCCAGCGGCTGATTGAACTGCGGCCCGACCGACTGCGGCCCCTGCCCCGGTGCGCCCGGCGTGCGCGTGATCGGGTTGCCCTGTGCGTCCGTCGTGGTGAGGATTTGCTGCGGCGTGCGCTGGAACTGGCTTTCCGCCTGTGCAAGCCGCATCCCTTCACGCTGCGTTGCGCCGCCCTCGGTAATGCGCGTGCGAAGCGTGCCCTGATCGCTCTCATAAGGCGCGTTGTTGCCGGTGAGGCCGGCGAGCTGCGTCGCCGTGCGCCACGGCAGCGCGTCGCTCTGGAAGGCGTTGGCGATGTAGGCTTCGCCAGCCCGCTGGATCGACGCGGCGTCATAGCCGGCCGCGTGTGCCATCGCGACGATCGTCGGCAGGTTGAACGGCACGGGCGCGGGCGAACCGTTCGCCGCTGCGGCCGGCGCATACTGCTGTCCCCCACCCGTCGTGTTGATCGCGTTGTAGTTCAGCGTGCCGTCACCCTGATTGTCGTTCGGCACGGTGCCGTTGGACGCTGTTGTGTTGGGCGCGGGCGGCGCGCCCGAGTTAGGCGCGGGGGACGCGGCCGGCGGTGGCGTCCCCGTGGTCCCCACGCCCTTCGGGAAGGGCGCGTTGCCCGGACCAACCACCTGTGCCAGCGCACCAGGCGGTGCATAGAGACCGGGGGTGTTGGACGGAGCGTTCAGCACTGGGCCAAACCCAGGCAGCGCGCCAGGACGGAACGATGGCTCGGCCGGCGGCTGCATCGCGCCAGCAGAGTTGCGCGCCATCATAATGTTGTAAGCTTCCGCCGCCGCTTGCGACGACATCTTGTCGGTTTCCGCCTGCGCCTTGCGCGCCTCGGTGCCGTAGTAATAGGCCCGGCCCTGTCGCATCGGATCGGGGAACAGCGCGTGCGCCAGGTTGCCCAGCGCGCTGTTCCAGTTGCCTGATCCGGTGTCGAAGCTCGGACCCGAAAGTGTGTCGCTCATCGCGTAGCCCCTAGGTGAACTTCGCGGCCTGTGCCGCCGTTGCCGGCCCGAAGGTCACTTGTGGTCCAAGGCCGAAGCCAAGGATGTTGCCGCCGCCCGCCAGGAAACCCGTGCCCTGCAAGCCCAGATTGCCGATGCCCGAGACGATCCCGCCGATCGACTGGTTGAACGCGGCGTTCTGCTTCTGCTGGTCGGTGAAGTTCTTCGCCAGCGTGTCGACATCGCTCTGCCCAAGGTTCGCGATGCTGATCTTGTTGCCGGCGGCGAGGCTGGCGGCGTCCAAGAGGTTCTGGCCCTTCGACGAGATCAGCGTGTCGAGTGACTGGCCCAAATCCCCGGCATTGCGGAACGCCACCTGTGCCGGCGCCAGACGGATATTGCTGCCCGAGCGCAACAGCGTATCCGCCGCCTGCGCCGGCATGATACCGAACTTGTTCGCCGCCTCGGCCAGCGCGATCGAGCGCAGCGGTTCATCATACGAGTGCGCCGCCGCAACCTTGGTGCCGTAACTGCGCACGTTCGACGCCGCCTGCGCCATGCGCGTCGCGATCGCCTGGCTGGTCGCGCTGTCCCCCGGTGTCCCCTGCGGATCGGTCGGGGACGGCCCCTGCGGCGCGCTCTGATCGAGCAACAAGCTCATCTGCTGCTTTGCCTGGTCCTGCGCGGCGGCAAGATGCGCGGCATCGGTCTGCGCCAGTAGTGTCTGTGCCTGCGTGTCACCCTGTCGACGCAGCGCGTCCGCCTGCTGGTTCTCGGCAGCAAGGATGTCCTGTTGACGTTGCTGCGCGTTCAGCTGGCTCTGGCGCATCTGCGATGCCGCCTGGTTGCGCTCCGCCATCGTCTGCGTCGACGCCGCCAGCTGCGCATCAGTCTGCGCGCGCTGCGCCGCCATGCGCTCGCCGAACGCCTGGTTTTGCGCGGCAAAGAGCGCCTGGTTGTTCTGCGCCGTCGCCCGCGCCGCCGATGCCTGCGCGTTGGACTGCATGACCGCGCCGCCCAGCGAGGCGAGGGCGCTGCCCCCCGCGACGATGCCAAGCGTGACCGGATCGCACATATCAGCCCCTCCCGAACGGCGAGGGCGCCGCCGAACCGGAACGCCCGGCGTTGAAGAAGCTGTTCAGGTTGCCCGAGTTGAAGCCGCCCAGGAAGCTAGACCCGGAGTTGATCACGGACGCGAAGATGTTGGCCAAGGGGGACACGGTAGGCACGCCCGAGAGCGAGGCGGTCACGTCCCCCGCCTGGTTGGTCACACCCGAGATCGCGTTGCGCTGGGTCTGCAACGCGCTCTGGACGCCGCCCTCGTCGGACGCGGCGATCGGCGAGCCGATGCTTTCGGACTGCTGCACCTGGCCCAGAAGGTTCGATTTGGCACCGGCAACGTTGGCCCGCAGCGTCTCGGCCGCGTCATGCGCCTGTGCCGTCTGGTCCGCGATCGTGCGGCCCTGTGTCTCTTCCAAGAGCCCCTGCGCGTTGGCGAACGCCTGGCTGTCGAGCGTCCCCTGCCGCGCCATGCCGAAGGCCAACTGCTTGTTCGCCTGCGTGCGCTGCTGTTGCAGCTGGTCCGTGACCTGCCCCATGTAGTCCGACGCATATTTGTTGAAGTAGTCGTCGTTGAACTTGGAGAAGGCGTCGTTGATCGCGCCGGCACCCTGGTTCAGCAGGCTCTGCCGGCCGGTGTCGTATTCAGTCTGCCGCGCGGCCTGCGCATCGGCCTGCTTCTGCTGCTGGTCCGCCAGTTGGCGCTGATAGTCAAACTGCTGCTGGTTGAACTGAAGCTGCTGATCGGCGATCTCCTTCTGCGCCGCGATCTGCTTCTGTGACAGCTCCTGTTCCTGCACCATCTGCTGCTGCTGCGTCAGGATTTGCTGATACGGGGACAGTCCCCCGCCGCCGCTCTTAAAACACATCTTCGTCGAGCCTCCACACGTAGAGGACATAGTCCTCGCGGTCGCGGCCATACTTGCGCAGATAGGCTTCCTGTTTGCCGCCCAGCATCCTGATGAAGAACTTGCCGTCCGCGTTGGACGCCAGCGCGAAGGCTTCCGCGCGGTGATACTGCGCCGTCACCAGGCGCGGGATGACCCAGTTCCACGCGAAGCGTTTCATCGGCCGCATGACGTGATGGAACTTCTCGGTGCCGAACGCACCGGCCATGACGACGCCCGGACGCTGGGGGACCACACCACTCATCGCCACTGGCTCATCGCGATAGCGCCACAGCCGCCACATCGGCCCCGACACGGCGAACACGTCGTTGACGAAGCTGTCCTCGTTGTCGTCCCAGCGCAGCCCGAAAATCTCCCGCCGATCGCGCTCGCGCAGATGGCGGACGATATAGGCGATGTCCTCGAGGGCGATCGCATCGGTGCAGACGATCTCGCTCACTTCGTCCACCCTTCTTGTAAGTTGAAGTGGATCGCGGAGATCGTCGCCGGCCCGGGTGCCTGATGCTCCAGGTGCATACCGACATGCGTCCCGTAGCCGGCGAACGGGATGCTCTGGACACCCAGCGTCGTGCCATCGATGTTGGCGCAGAGTTCGAACAGCTCGGTGTTGTTCGGGATCATGCCGAGTTGCACCGACCACTGCCCGGTGCAGATCACATCCATCGACTTAACCCGCTTGTTCGTAGTGGGCTCGTCGGCAGCATGATGCGGCGACCGCACCGTGACCTTGTAATCACTGCCGTAGGTGACGAAGTCGGTGCCGCCATAGAGATACAGGTTGCCCGCCGTGTCGCGGGCAAACACACGGTTCTCGACCACCGCCCAATCCTGCACGGTAAAGCCCGGCTTGAAGGTCGACCAGGCGGTGATGTTACCGGCGGGGAAGTAGGACAACACGTAAACCGTGTCCTGGATGCTCAACCAATAGCGCCCGAAGTTCGGTTGCACGATCGCCCGAGGCCCCCAGCCATAGCCCGATCCCTGATGCACGAGCGGATTGATGATCAGATCAATCGCCGAACCAACGTCCGACACACTCGCCGCGAGATTGATCGTCAGTGCCTTGAGCGAGCGCACGCCGCTGTCCGACAGGAAGAGGACATCCCCGGTGCCGAACTGCACGACAGAGTGCGGCGCGACCGTGCCGATACGCAGCACCTGACCCAACGCATCGTTGGCCGGATCAGGATCAAGCGCCCATAGCTGCGTGGTCAACCGCGCCATGACCGCCATTTTGTCGTAGAACACTTCCATACTCAGCTGGGTCTCGCCCTCGGGATCGTTGATCGCGATGTTGATGAAGCCCGCGCCAGGATGCGCGGTGCTTGCCGGATCGAGAACGGATGGATCGCCGACACCAGAGAACTTGAGATATGCGCCGTCAATCCGATACATCTTGGTCTTGTAAGTGCGGGACATTTGACCGCTGGCGGGTGTGCCCCCCATGACTGGATCGTTCAGGAGCACACCGTCATACCAGACGTAAGTCGCCGGAACACTCAACGCCTGCCCGGTCACCTGGAACTTGTCGTTGTATGGTTCGGCATCCATTATTAGATTAACGGTTGCACCTGAAACCGGCGCCAGCATGTGCGATGTGATCGGGATGGGACACGTCCCCGGCGTGATGGGCGGCGGCGTGGTTCCCACCGCGAAGGCGTGCAGCGCCTGACCGTGCCCCGTCATGTATTGATAAGCCGGATCAATGAAGCCCACGTTGACGAACGCCAGCCGCTTCTCGATTTCGCCGCCCTGGTTGATGACGGCGTTCTCCAGGATGCGCAGCGTGCCGGTGGGCGCGGTCAGCGGGGACCGGCGGGTGTCCAGCCCGTTGCGGAAGTCAGTGAGGCTGAAGACCTTGCCGCTCATTGCATCCCCAGCAACAGGTTCCCCGGCTCCCGCTGGTCGAAATATTGTTGCAGGTTGCTCAGGCCGAAGGTTGCATTCGCCGGGCCAGGCATGAACGTCCACTGTCCGTTGGGCAGTTGGCTCCAGACACCGGCCGAGTTGTCCCCGCCCGCGTAGATGCTGCCCGTCGAGAACGTGGGATGGTTCGGCTTCTTGAAGGTGTCAGGCATGTGCCCGGGCGGCAGCTGCCCGCCGCCCTGCTGCGCCCAGGCCCCCTGCAAATCATAATCCCGCATGTCCCTCATGCGCTGCGCCATCTGCTGCGCAAACAGCGATTGTGCGACTGGCGTCAGTTGCGTGTTGAACTGCCCGCTGTAATCAGGCGCCTGAAAGATGTCTGCCAGGTTCACGTGCGGTTCGGTCCTGAACCGTAGCCGGGCGGGATATAGTCCAAGCCCAGCACCGGCTGCGAACCCGGCCGCGACTGTGCATCGCCGCCGCCCCCGCCGATGACGATCGGACGGACATGCTTGTGCGTGAACTGCCGCACGCGATAGCGCCGCATCGCCTCGTTGGCCTTTTGCAGCTTGACGGCAGCATCCTTGGCATCATCGCGCTGGAGGATTTCCACCGCCGAGAACAACACGATCAGACGATCCGGCAGCGTGCTTTCGTCGCTGTCGTTGATCATCTTCTTGACGGTCTTGGTCCCCCGCAGCCGCACCAGCGCGTTCGCCGCCTGCGCGTTGGCGTCCGGGATCGGCCAGAGTTCGAACGTGTTGTCGTCGGGATGGTGCATCCACTTCTGGGTCGGCCAGGACTTGAAGCCCAGGTCTGAGTTCCAGACCACCATCTCGTAGGGACCGATGCCGTAGCCGAGTTCGTTGTAGACGGTGTTGATCAGCACCCAGATGTTGGTGATGTCGTCGAACACCAGGTCGGTCGGATAGGGGTAATACCGCTGGCCGTCCGCGACGTGGATGTCGCGGTCGATGATCAGCTGCGGCCAGTCATAGTCGACATACAGGTTGTCCTGCACGCGGTTCAGGTAATAGAGCAGCGTGTCGCGATCGTTGATGCCGTGCGCGACGTTGGTCGAGTGACCGACCTCGCTTCGCAGGTCAGTCAGCATGTCACGCAGCTGCTTACCCATGAGCTTCGCGCCGCGTCCGCTTGCGATCCGTGCTGCCCATCGCGGCGTCAACCGGCGGGGAGATCGCAGACGATGTCTGCCCGGGGTAGCCCAGGCGACCGGACTGCATCGGGTTCGGTGTGCCGAGCCCCATGTGTTCCATGTCCGCGTCGCTGACTTCCTCTGCCTCGTCTTGCGCGTGCGCGGCGATTTCGTCGGGTGTGGGCTCGCTCTCCACCGGCTGCTGCGGTGCCTTCTGGCGCGGCATCCGCGCCGGCATGGTGAACTGATCGAGTGGCCGCAGCTTCGGATCGGGGCTCGCCGGCCGCGTCGGCTCGGGCACGTAGACGGGCTTCGTGCAGAGCGGCAGGCTGTCATCCTTGCGGGGGACCATCGGCCGTGCGCCAGGGAAGATCGCCTTGATCGCGTCCTCGCCATAGATCGTCAGCAAGCGCGTCCAGGCTTCCTCGATCGCCATCTCACAGGTGCCGACAACGTGGACATCAGTGATGGCGTCCTCGCCGTGGATGAACTGAAGGACGATCAGCTCCGGGAACAGGATCGGCTCGTGCCGATGCCGCACGACGACATGATCCTTGTCGCCCGCGAGGGCCACCGAACACCGAAGCAGTTGATACTCAGCCATGAAACCGAAACCCTTTAGTTGCGAGTGAAACGGGGGACACCAGTTGCCGACAGTCGTGTCCCCCGTATGCGCAAGGTCCCAGCCCTCTAGGCGATCGCTACAACGAGCGAGCTATTGAGCTGCTGCGCAACCATCTGCCCGGTGTGCGTCATCGACTTATACATGACGAACTGGTTGTAGGGCCGGGCGGGAGTGAAACGGTGGTCCCACTCACCATCCTGTTTCATCAGGTAGATGTGGCGCGGGTCCCACCAGTAGGCGAACTTGTTGCGTCCGAGATCGTCCAGCGTCGGATCGTATTCGATGGTCGTGTTCATAAACTTCAGCTGGCCCATCGAGCCGTCCTGAGTTCCGGTGAACCCGGTCATCGAGTAGTTGCCGTTCGCCCTGAACTCCGTCTCCATCGCGGAAATAAAGTCCGAGCCCGCGAGGCACTTCGTCGGCCGTCCCCCGAAGCGGATCAGCTGGCGATACTCTTGCTGAAGGAACTGGATCAGCGCGCCACCGTTCGCGGTGGAGCTGGTCACCGCGCCGCGCCCACCGGCTGAACCATAGGCCGGCGTCGCCGAGCGATTGCGCCACCAGGTATTCGCCACGCGATCAAACCCGCCCGTGGTGCCGGTATTGGGCACGTCCACGATAATCGAGCGAATACCGGCGAGCGCCTTGGCGTCGCTGGTTCCGTCGCCCCACATCAGCGCGTTCATGGAGCGGGCATACTGTTCGCCGAAGTCCTCCAGCTTATCCTGAAGCAAGTTGACGAGGACGGTGACATCGCGATCGCTGTGGTTCGACAGCGAGCTGCCGTCCCCCGCGTCATCCGTCACGCTGATCCCATCGATTTTCAGTTCAGTGTGGGTCAACGTGAGACCGATGTGATGCTCACGCCACGGGTAGTTGCACCGCTTGATGTTGGCGGGCGTGTAGAAGTTCACCGTGTCGTTGTGAGTGTAACCAACAACGTGATCGTTGGTTCCACCAGCGCCGTAATCTCCCTTGATCGCAAGAGAAATGTTGCCCTTGCCACCAGGGAAGCTCTTCGCGCCGCTCTCCAGAAACCGAAGCAGCGGCTTCGCCTGGATGCTCTGCTTAAACGTGTCTCCCTTGTTGTAGTAGAAGTC